TCAGGGCCTGCCGCGCTCGACCCAGCGCTCGTAGCCACGCAGGCTGATGAGCCGCCGACCGTCGGGCGCGTGCACCCACACGTCGCCCTCAAGCCAGACGCCGCGCTCGATCTTGGCCTCGATGGCACGTTTCGTGTAGCCGGTGATCTCGGCCGCCTTCTCGATCGTCACGTACGGTGCGGACAGCTGCGTCATTGCGGCGCAGCTGCAGTCAAGAGTTCGCGCTCGTCTTGGGTCAGCGGACGCTTGATCATCTCCATCAGCTGGAGCCAGACCTCCCACTCGTACAGCGCGCGCTCGTCAATGAGGGGGATACGCGGGGTCGTGCGGGCAGCGATAATTTGTTCAGCCATGTGGCCTCCGATACAGGTTGCAAGGTGAGGGATCGCCGAGGTGTTAGCGCATCTCGGCAGTCCCGACTTTGCTCGCCTCGAAGTCGGTCAAGCAAGCGTTTTCTTGCTAAATCTTCGGCTTGATCAGGTGGTCAATGCGCGTGCATGTCGCCGTGCACGATCCCGTTCCACCAGTCGCTGGCAGTGTCCGGGCGCGCCTTGCCGTCACCAACGTCCCACAGGAATTGCGCCGTGGCCGCGGGCTGACCAAGCGGCAGCGCGAACACCGCGCCGGCCGTCGTGATCGTGTGCTTGAGCCATCGATCGTTGGCCTGCTGACCTGTGAGCGCGTTCATCGCGTCGACCTTGCTGTCGTCCACGATCCTGACCAGGCCTGCCGCGGGCGTGGCGCTGAAGTCCTTGCCCTCGAGCATGTGCGCCGACAGGTCGCGCGCGATCGGGATGCCGGCGAAGGCGGACGCCAGGAACTGCTTGCCGGCCCAGGCCGCCCAGCTCTCCTCGTCGGCGCTATCCTTGGGCGGGTGCAACATCGAGTGGAGCACCTGCACGCCGATCGTGTAGACCAGCGTCCGCATGATCACCGTGGCTGCCAGCTGCGAATCGCGCCAGGTGGCTGGATCCTTGGCGAGCCGGGCCGTGTCCATGATGCGGTTCACGTTGTGGTTCCAGAACGTGTAGAACATCGTGAACAGCTTCATCAGCTCGTTGCCGCGCTGCACTCGCGCCATGTCCTTGACGCCCGTGCCGCCGTGGGCGTTGCGCACGGTCTTGTCGGCGAAGTAGACGGCGTCCTGCTCGCCCAGACCCATGCCGCCCTGGGCCTCGGGTGTCATGGCGCGCTTGTAGGCGCCCATCCAGGTCGGCAGCGCGGTCGCCATGTCGATCGCAGCGATGGCTGTGTACGCGTGCGCCTTGAAGTTGTCGAAGCCGCGAGCGACGCTGCCGGTCAGGGGATCCATCATCCGCGTGTCGATCTGGCGCAGGTGCTCGCGCACGTCGCGGTCGACCTCGTTCATGCGGTTGCGCATCTCGCCGGAGCGCTCGAAGACGAAGTCCTTGTTGGCCGCCCACTGGGCCGGGTTCGCGAAGTCCTTCAAGCCCGAGCCGAACCAGACCGGCCCCAGCTCGGCGATCGACTCAGCGCCGGCCGACATGCCGTGCACGAGGATGGTCGAGAACCGGTAGCCGAGGCCGACGATCGTTGCGCGCATGCGCGCGCCGTTGGCGATGGCCGAGAAGAACTCCAGACCGCGCATCGCCTCGGTGCTGCTCTTGCCGTCGTTGGCGAGAGACTGCAGCCACGGGCGCAGCTGGTCGTAGTGCTGCTGGCTCAGGGCGCTGACGATCGAGTCGCGCACGACGGGGTGATGCAGGAACCGGTCGGCGTCGATCACAGCCTCGCGCCACGCGATGTCGTGGATCTCGTCCTTGATCACGCGTGGCAGCGCGTCGAGGTCGAGCAGGATCGGCCGGGCATAGTTCTCGTTGCGGGTGTTCATCCGCCCCGTGTCGCTGTTGGCGCGGCTGTAGATGTTCTCGAAAAGCGCGTCTCCACTGCGCGCACCGCGCTCGGCCACGTCCTGAGCGCGCGCCGGGTCATAGATCATCGGCCAGTACCAGCCCTCGTAGCGCCCGTGTGGCGTGTCGAACGGCCGCGGGGCGATCTTCTCCGGGTTGGTGTTGCCCAGGCGCCGCGACATGGCCAGCTTCTCGGGCCAGAGCGTCTCGAGCGTCTTGCCCATGCCGGCGACGAAGTCCCAGTCGGCCTTGCTCATGTGCGCGTTGAGGAAATTCCAGACGTCGCGCTGCTCCCAGTTCTCGCCCATCGAGAGCTTGGCCGCGTTGGACTCGTTGCCCATATTGCCGGCCAGCATGAGCATCTGCTTCTTGGTGAACCTGGCGTAGTGGCCGGTCAGGCTGTCGATCAGCTCGCGTGCCTCGTAGATCTTGCCGCCGTCCTTGGTGACGTCGGGCAGGTGCGACTTGACCAGCTCGTCGATCTGCCCCTTCACCTTGGCCAGCATGTCGTTCTCGCGCACGCCGGCGTCAGAGATCCGCCGGAAGACGACGCGGTTCAGCACGCCGTTGGTGTTGCGCCCATCCAGCCAATCCGTCATCTGCTCGATCTTGAGCAGCGAGGCCTGCAGCGACCTGCCGGCCGTCTTGACATTGAGCCAGGCCGTTTCGATCCGGTTCAAGCCGCGGTTGGACTCTGGCGCGCGCTGCGGCAGCTTCCCCGTGGTGGTCTGCACCTCGGCGGCAAGGTCGGCGATTTCCTTCGTTTCCTGGCCGTCGCGCAGCGTCTGCTTGAGCTTGCCCAGGTGCTCGATCGACTTGACGGCGTCGACCAAGCCCTTGAATGCGATCAGCGGCATGTCCTTGTAGTGCCAGCGCTTGGCCTCGTCGAGGAGGTGCTCGGGAATCTGCGGCTCGTAGCCGGCCGCCGCCATCTTCTCGACGAACATCGACAGCGCTTCGCGCTTGTCGAGCGCCGTGCCAGAGACGCTGCGTCGCAGATCGGCGCGGTCGAGGAGGGCGTCGATCTGCTCACGGTACTCGAGATCGATGTTGTCGCGAACGCTGGCCTTGTCGAACTTCGCCAGGTAGTCGACGGACTTGGCGACGTAGTCGATTGCCTCGCGTGCGGCGCGGCCCAGCTGGTCGTTGAGCAGTTGGTCGCGCTTGGCGATGGCCGCGCCGTTCATGTCGCCGGCTGCGAGGCGCTTCTCCGCTTCCCGAGCCGCGCGCTTCTCTGAGAGGACGTACTGTCCCTCGGTGATGTCGCGCACGCGCTTGGCGTCGATGATCATCTCAGCGGCATCCTTGGCGCCGCGTACGATGTCGCGCGTCGGGCCGATTGCCTTCTTCAGCGTGCGCAGCTCGGTGGCGATGAACCGCGTTCGAACGTCGTTCTGCACCGCGGCGTCGGCGCTGCGCGCCAAGTCCTCGGGGCTGGAGATCTCGCCGTGCTGCTCGAGCATACGCTGGTCGACCAGCGCTTGCAGGACGTCGCGCGGGTGGTCGGCGAGCGTCAGCGCGCGTACCAGTTGCTGCGCGTCCTTGAAGCCGAACATGTCGGCCACGACGCCGGGGTCAAGCCCCTGCGCGCTGGTCATATGTAGGCTCTCGAGCTTCTGCGCGGCCTCGTCGCCGGCGAGTGCGTGCAACTGCTCGATGTCGAGCTTGGCCGCGCCGAGAGTCGGGTCGATCTTGCTGTCGCGCAGGTTGCCCGACTGGTCGCGGCCCGTCAGGAACGCCCAGGCGCGGTAGACCGGCTCGGCCATGACCTCGGAGCGCACCTCTTGGACGATCCCGCGGCGCTTCGCCTCGGCGTCCTTGGTGAGCGCCTTCAGTGCGGCGTTGCGCGTCCTGTCGGCCCAAGCCATGTCCCGGATCGTCTTCGAGCTGAGCGCCTCGATCGCCGTGTCGGTGGCGTCCTTGCCCAGCGCCTGGTACTTGTTCCACTCCTCGGGACTCATCGAGGCCTGCTCGGGCGAGTGGAACAGCGGCATGTAGGCGCGAGCCGTCTCGGCCTCCTTGATCGAGTGCTCGCTGGCCAGCATGCGGTCGAATACGCCGCGCACCTCGGGCGACAGGTCGATCAGCCTCGCCGACAGCGAGCGATAGACGTGGGTCAGCCAGGCTCGGAAGCGCCCGAACAGGCCGCGCAGCTCGAGGTCGGGTGCTTTGCCCTCCATGAGGTACTGCTCGAAGCCCTTGGCGAAATTCTCGTGATGCGCGCGCTGCTCGTCGAGCGACATGCCGTGCCACGCATCGAGACTCTCGACGCCGTAGGACTTCAGCAGGGTGTGCATGTCCGCCTTGATGCCGGCGGGGGCATCGGGCTGGGCCGCGATGTGCGAGAGCGTGTCGAGGAAGTGGTGTCCGCTCTCGTGCAGGAACGTCGACAGGTCGGCGCCCTTGAGGATGGCGATGGTCTTGGTGTCGGGGCTGTACGCGCCGCGCTGACTGTCCGCAGAGAAGGAGTCGGCCGCGAGGTTGTCGGCTGCGATGTGCAGCGGGTACTTGGCCAGCAGCTCGTGCGGCAGCATGCCGGCGCGCTCGGCCTGGGTCGCGTAGAACGTGCCATGCAGCGCCGCGTAGGCGTCGCTGACGCCGTCCGGGAACCGGCCCGTGGCCGCCAGTTGGGCCTTGACGTTGTCGATGACCTGGCGCCGGCTGTCGATCGTCGGATCCACTGGTGCTGGCTCGGCTTCGCCCGCCTGGGCCGAGGCCTGCAACTGGTCGACGTGTGACTGAAAGAACGCGTCGGACTCGGCCAGCGTCATGCCCGTGGGGTCGGTGCGCAGGTGCTGCATCAGCGGCGCCTGCAGCGGGCCGCCAGCGATGTGCGTGGCGAAGTCCTCGACAGGAATCCGCACCTGGCCGCCGGTGGCCAGGGCTTCCGTCAGCTGGTCGGCCACGCCGGGCATTTTGGCGTTGAGTTCGTCCATGCCGACGCCGCTCTGGTGCAGCGAGTCGGCTAATTGCCGCCCGTCGATGTAGACCGCGGGCAGTGGGCCGCCCTCGACGACGTCCTGCACGAACTGTTTGAAGACGTCCGGATCGCGTCCGCGCAGCTTGCTCGCTGCGCTGGCCTGGGCCAGGCTGTCGAGCCGTTGCATGCCGGCCGCGTCAGCGAATGCGTTGGCGGCGTCGGACGCGCCTCGGGCCTCGGGGCTGAATCCCTCGTGACCCAGCTTGGTGTAGTAGGCGTCCATACCTGAAGGTGTCGACGGGCCTTCGCCGCGCCCGCCCATGACGCCGCCGAGCGCAGCGCCGGTAATCGTCGACAGGAATGCGTTCTCCCAGTCGAATGGAACCTGCATGTTGTCCGGCAGCGCGGCATTGTTGACGACACGCGACGCCTCGCTCGACGAGAGCCCGCTGATCGCGCCGGTGACGATGCGTTTCAACAGTCCGCCCTCGGCCGCGATGGGCACGACACCCATCGCGGCGTTCGTCCCGTAGGCCGCGATCGACGCTTTCAGCGCGGCGTTGCCGTCGCCACCGGTCGCGACGTAGACGTCGCGGCCTGTGTTGACCGCCTCGGTCAGTGCCGGCGTCGTCATGGCCTTCACGCCGTGTGCGACCAGCTTGCCGACGCCGACCGCTGCGCTGTCGTTGGCCGCCACGACCGGCGCTGCAGCTTCCGCGCCAGCGCCGCCCGTCAGGACGATCTGCGATAGCGTGCCGAGCAGCTGGCCCGTGGCGTGGAAGCCCTTGTCGGTGAAGCTGTCGGACTTCTGCGACGCGAACACCGGCTCGTTGTTGACGGCCGGCGTGACCATCTTGTCGAACCACCAGTCGCCGGCCTTCGTGCCGTTGCCGGTGGCGTAGTCGTAGGCGACCGGCAGCGCACCGGCCACCGTGTTGACGCCCTCGGCCAGCTTGTTGAACGAGCCGCCCAGGCCCTTGAGCAGCGAGTGCACGCCGCTGCCGATGTCGAAGATCAGGCCGTTCTGTCCATCCGCGCTCGTGAGGTAGTTCGGAATCGTCATCCACCCGAACGGCTTGCTGGGCGCGGTCGTGGCGCTGGGGAGTTGCACCGCCGCCGGCGGCGGAGCGGTGATGGTGGGTGCGGTAGCCAAGTTGTCACTCGGATACGGCGTGTCGGCGTGGTACTGGCTTGAAAGAAGTTGTGCTGTCGTCGGAAAATTGCGAGCCAGAATGCGCGCCGATTGTGGGGACATTTGTACATTTGCTCGCATGGCCGCAACGAGCGGTCTCGAAATGTCCCCATTGAACGAGCGCGTCGCTTGCTCAATGGCCGCGATCGCCGGGATGTCATCGTGCGTGATGCGGGCCAGGTCAGGGTTCTGCAGAAGCTGGGCCGTCGTCGGGAACTGGCGCGCCAGCACATCCGGCTGGAAGTTCGCCATCCGGGCCTGCTGATTGATCTGATCCGGCATCGCGCGCGCGGTGGCCAGCGGGACGCCGACGGTCGCCGCGCTCTGGCGCACTTGCGCCTCGGCGTCCGGATTAACGGGCAGCGCCTGCGCGACGTTGTCGCGGATCTGGGCGGCTTGGCTGGTCTGCAGGCTCTGGGTCGCGGCAAGCGACCAGGCATCGGCGTCACTGTTGTTCATTACTTCGCTACCCATCCCGTGTTGGTGCCCGTGCCGGTTTCTTTGACGTAGGTCGTAGTGCCAGCGCCGCCGCTGAGGTTGCTGTAGCGTGACCCAGGATTGGCAGTGACTACGCCCGCCGGCGATCCGTTGCCGCTGAGGTTGTAGCCAACGAAGTACGCGGGGGAGTGCGAGAGCGTGCATGCGCCAGTGAAGCTCGAGTCGAGCACCGCGGTGCCAGCGACGTAGTCGACGCTGAGAATCTTCGACGCGCCACCGGCGCTCGACGTGATCGTGTCGCCGCCGGTGAACAGCGAGGCCTGAGCCTGCGTGGTGAACGTGAAGCCCTGGCCCACCTGATTGCCTGCGATAGCCGTCTGGACTGCTGAGCCCGAGCGGAATCGACCGATCGACGAGCCCAGAGACTGCCAGCCGTCGAGCGTCAGGCCACGCGGGTACCAACTTGTCTGTGCAGCCTGCGCGGGCGCCAACTGAACGCCGTTGCTCAGAAAGTCGGAGTCGATCGAGATGTTGCTGAACGTGATCTGCGACGTACTGATGCCGCTGCTGAAGTTCGTGCCCACGGGGTCGCCGTTGGTGTTGAAGCTTCCCACCGAGCTGCCGCGTCGATAGATGAAGCCCTGCGCCTCGCAGCCGACGGCCAGCAGCTCGCGGTACTTGACCGCGCTGCAGTTGTTCGGGCCGACGACGAGGCCCAGAACGGTGTTCTTCTCGACGACTGCGTAGTCGAACTGGTTGAACGTGACGCCCTGAATCGTGCAGTCCTGCAGCGTGTTGGCACCAGCCGAGCCCAGCACGATCGCACCGCCGTGGTAGGTGTAGCCGGAACCCTGCTCGCAGTAGCAGCGCGGGCCGCCGATCGTGATGCCGATGACGTTGTCGACGAAGACCGGCGCACCGTCGAAGTTGGTGTTCTGGATCGAGATGGAATAGCCCATGCCGGTGTTCGAGACATAGGTCGCATTGCCGCTCGTGCCGATGCGCAGTGCATAGGGCTGGCCAACACTGGAGGCTGCAGAGTCGAGTACACAGTTCACCAGGCGGACGTCGTTGATCTGGTTGGCCGTAAAGTCGGTGCTGTAAAGCTGGACGTTGTGATCGTTCTGGGTGATCTGGCAGAAGTACAGGTTGACGTTGAACGTGCTGATCAGGCAGCCCACCGAGAAGCGTTGCGCCTTGCAGTTGATCAGGGAGACGCTCGGACACGGCGTATTGCCGACGAAGCCGGCAGTCGGGCCGATGTAGATCCCCGTGGTGGCGGCGCCCGTGTAAGGGCTGGGGCGCACGTCGGTGCTGTACACCGACAGGCCATAGATCGTACGGTGCACGCCGTAGGTCGGATTGCAGATCGTGATCAGCTTGCCCGTGAAACCGGCCTTGGCGATGAGCTTGCCGTCGCACGTGCCATCGGCGCCGATTGAGAAGGCGGCGTTGACCAGGTAGCCGTTGGCCGTGTACGGGATGTACCAGGGGCGATTCGTCGCCCACATCGCAGTGAAGGCTGCCGAGTCGTCGGCGACGCCGTCGCCTACGGCACCGAAGCCCTGCGGCGTGACGGGCATGTCCCGCGCCCAGCTCTGCAGCGTGCGAATCACCGCACCGGTCAAGCCCGAGAAGAAGCTGACCAGTGAGGAGCCGGCCGAAGAGATGAGCGACGCCGACAGGGCCGTCGCCGTTCCGGCCACTGGCGCGACGGCGATCGGGTTGCCGTTGCTGTCGAAGCTCAGAAGCTGGTTCGCGCGTTGGGCTGCAGAGGGCAACGGCACGGTGCCGCCGATCTCTGGGACACGCAGCGCGCCGGTGATGCTGCCCAGCGCTTGCTGGATCAGGATCGTCAGGCGGTCGAGAGCGTCCTCGATCGTCTTCGGGAAGAACCCGCCGGCGTTCGTCAGCGACGCGCCTTGCGTCAACGTGATCGCGCTCGTCACGTTGAGCGTGTAGCCTGTCGGCAGCGCGACCAGCGGCGTGATCGTGCCGCCTGGCGCGGCGTTCTGGTCGGAGTTCAGGACGACCGTGTAGTTGGCGCCCAACGTCCACGGAGTGATGATTCCGCTCGTGTCCGTCTGCTGGATCAGCAAGTCGGAGGTCGTGAAGACCTTGAACGCGAACGGATAGCTGACAAGCAGACCCGTGCCGGTGAACGGCCCGGCGGTTCGGGACTGGCTGGCGATCGTCATGCGGTGTCTTTCGTTTGGAAGTTCAGCGCTGGTTGCGCGCAGCGTCGACACGCTCTACGAGCTGCTCGACGCGTCGCTCTAGGTCAGAGCGTGCGGGGCGCTTGTTCAGCAGCCGCTTGAACTCGCCGAGGGCGTCGGCCTCGATCTCGGTGAGCGGGGCGACGTGGGAATTCGTCGCCGGGAGGTTGACTGCCGGCGCCGGCTCGACTTGCTGCGGCCGATACGCGTGCTGGTGTGTGTCGATCGCGTTCGCGCCGGTCTTGCCGTGGTGGAAGTGATCCATCCAACCCTTGGCCATTTGCGGGTTCGATCCGTCCATGTCACCCCTCCCTGGGTTGCGATGCGAGGTGCTCGAACTGAGCGTCCTCGCGCTGGCGATTGATCCGCTCGTGCGCTTCGAGTCGCTCGCGCTGCTCGCGGGTCATCGCTTCGCGGTCGCCGTTCGCCGGGAGGAGTTCGAGCTTCTCCGACTTGAGCCTCATTGCTTCGAGGAAGTCCATCAGCTGATCCCGTAGCCGCACTTGAAGACAGTCTTCATCGCCTGCTGGTTGGCCGTGGCCGCAGCGAACACCGACAGCGTCGCGATGGCACCGACGTTGACCACCTGCAGGCCGACGTAGCGCTTGGGCAGGTAAGGTGCGTCCGGGTCGAATGACATCGGGATGATGGTTCCGGCCGGCAGCGACGCGATGGGGTAGGCGCCGGTCGAGCAGATAACTTGGACGTTGACCGACAGCGCCGGGTCGTCGGCCTGGATCAGCTGGAACTGCACCGAGGTGCCGACGGTCGGCGCTGTGACCACAGATACCGACACATCGATCTGTTCGCCGGCGCCCAGGTCGCCGGCTTGGTTGCCGCCGAACGTGGTGCAGGGGCCGGTGTCGTAGGTGTTCTGGCCAAGGATCGTCCCGGCGCCGTTCATGGCCTGGCCGGTGATCGCGCCAGCCGCGCTGATCGAGCCGGCGAGGATCATCTGTGCATCGAAAAACATGCTTGCTTTCGGAGTGGAGGGGTTACTTCAGCTCGCCGCGGTTGCGCGCAGCGCGCCCCAGCTCGGCGAATCGCAGAACCACGCGCGGATCGTTGCCGGCGCCGGTAGCGTCGAGGATCTTGTGCAGGCGAGGATCTCGGGTCGCGAGCGCCTTCGAGTCGGCGAGTACACGATCGAAGGCGCCAGGGCCGTCCAGTTTGCAGATCTCGCGCAGTTCCGCCGCCGCCTGACGACGAGCTGCGAGATCCTGTTGAGGAGTCCGCGGCTCCTCTTGGCGCTCCCGGATGACGCTGGAAAGCAGCGTGATGTCCGCCGCAGACATGCCGACGTCGTACGCGATCTGCGCAAGCTCGGGCACATTCGTGTCGAGCTGGGCATTCGTCGATTCCGGGTTGAGCGCGAGTGCGAGGTCGTGGACGACGCCGAGGCGGTTGCCTCGCTTGTCGATGTGCTGACCGTAGCCCTTCTCGGGGGCGTACATCGTGCGCATCTGCGCGCTGGCGTCACGGATTACCTGGACTGCGGGCGCTGCCGCCTCCAGCTCGCGCTTGACCGGGGGCGGGTACAGCTTCGAGGCCCCTTGGTCGGGGCCGGCGCTGAGCGCGCGCTGCGCTGGCGTCAAGGTTTCGACCTGGTGCGAGGTCGGAGTGTTATCGAGGAGGCTGGTCATGCGAGCACTATCACGAGTGTCCGCATGTGTATGTACGTCGGTCAGCGTTTTGTACGTTGCCCGGTCGCGATCATCGACCTGCGCCGACCTGTCAGGATCTCGCAGACCGTGTAGTAGCTGCATTCCATCTTTTCAGCGATCACGTGTCGCTTGACGCCGGCCGCGCGCAGCTCGTGGATCAGGAACACGTCGTGATCGCTGAGCTTGGCCCGCCAGTGATCCTGACCGACGATGCGCCCAGCGTCATTGATCGCGACGGGGCCGCGACGGCGGACGGTGAGTTCGTCTGCCAGCATCTCGGCCGGGGTGCCAGGGTGGGTTAGCAGGGTCGTCATGCAATCTCCTCCTCGAGTTCATAGGGTGCGTACTGGCGAGGCTTGAGGCTGGTCACCTTGAACGCGAACCGATCGCCGCGGGCCTGGCCGTGGCGGATGAACTTGGCCAGGCCCGACGCGGAGGGCGCCGCAGGGGCCAAGGCTGCGGTGATCGCGTCTCGCAGGTCTCCACCTAGCTGCACAGCCAAGCCGACGTTGCCAGCGCCCAGCTGGCGCGCCCAGGCAGCCGCAATCGCGTCGATGTGTCGACGTCGGGTCGCGTCGTCCCACGGTGCGCGGCGCGTTGCCGTCTGCCAGCAGAAGCGCTGCATGTCGACCCGCCCGTCGCGGACTTCGTAGCCGGCCGCGGTCAGCGCCTCGACGACATCAGCCTCCGGTGCTGCGATCTCGGCCACGATCTCGGTCAGCGTCGTGCTGAACCTGCAGCGATCAGTGCGTGCAGGATTGGTCAGGCGCCGGCGCGTCAGCCAGTGAGATACCGACTTGGTCATAGCCGATCGTCCTCGCACGCACGCACGCGGGTGACTTCGCCGGGGCGGTCGTACATGTCGACCTGATCGCCGATCCACGGCAGCGAGCGCAGCGCGACGTTGGTCGATTCCTCGCCGTCGATCGGACGGGCAGAAAATCCGTTGTAGGCGAGCGCGAGACTCATTGCCTCCTCGCTCACCGCGATGCCGGTGGAATGCAGCATCGACAGCCGAACGCGGTAGATGCTGCAGGTCTTCCAGACGTTGCGCCGGTACAGACCTGCGCGCTGAATCCAGCGGCACGCGAGACCGTATTCGGTCGACGCTTCGATCTGCGCGATCAGCGCGTATGCGAGAGCGCGATCGGCTTCGCTGAGCTTCTCTTCGTGTTTCATGATTCGCTTTCGTTGAAGCGCCGGAGGCGCACTTTTCTGCACGTTGGACGGGTTGGACGGGTTGCCCCATATCGACGCCCTAGTAGTTCCTATCTATCGCTCTAGGGAAAAGTTAAAAATCACTCTCTATAGGCGTCGATATGGGGCAACCCGTCCAACCCGTCCAATCTGCTGATTTATGCAAACTCAGCCGCGTCCGCGCCGACCATCGCGTCGCTGTTCGCAGCTGTAGAAATTCGCACGCCGGTGTAATGCGCGCCGTTGCTGCGGATTTTTTGGATGCCCGCGATCAGCGACATGCGCTCGGCCCAGGTCACTGCGCTCGGTGCGCGCTCGCCCCGGGTCAGCTTCCAGCGGGCAAAGGACTCATAGAGGCGGCCCGCCGGATGCCTGAACTCCGGCGACCGCTCGCACCATTCACTCATCCACTGCTCGACGTCGTTATGGTCGGCCATGTACTCGTCCGACGCGGCGCGCACCGCGGCCGGCAGCGCGAGCCCGTCGGCGCACCAGGCGACCGCGCCGCGCACCATCCAGGCCAGGATCGCCGGCGCCTCGGCCCGGAGCTTGGCCGGCATGTCCTGGTCGGCCTCGGCGCCGCTGAACGCCGCCCGGAACGGGATCAGCACGAGGCGCCGCGCCATCGCCGGGTCGCCACCCTTCAGGCGCGGCTTGTGGTTGCCGATCACGAGGTGCTTGTGCGTCATCGCGAACTCGAAGAAGTCGCCGCGCATGAACCGCGCCGAGAGCGTGTCGTCGCCCGTCAGCTCCTTGACTCGCGACTCGTTGAAGAACTGGCCCTCCTCGAGTTCGCTGCTGACCGCGGCGCGCACGCCGTGCAGCTGCGCAAGCTCGGTCGGGTGTCGGTCGTGCGGCGACTGCATCAGCACGGCCGAGGACAGCTTCAGGCCGTAGCCGCCCAGGAGCCAGAGCAACAGCTCGCCCAGCGTCGACTTGCCGTTCGAGCCCTTGCCCCAGATGAAGAACAGCTTCTGCTCGCGCCGATCGCCGGTCAGCATGTAGCCCAGCATCCGCTGCAGGAACGCGATCAGCGCGGCGTCGCCAGCGCACACGGCGTCGATGAAGCGCGACCAGTTGGGACAAGGCGCCGCGAAGTCCGGCGACACCCTGGCGGCCCGCGTCACGAGATCCCGCGCCCGGGGCCGCATCGTGCCTGTGCGCAGATCCACGACACCGGCGGGCGTGTTGAGCATGAACAGCTCGGCATCCCAGGCGCCGGCCGGCACCAGCAAGCGCGTGTCCGACTGGGCCAGCGAGACGATGCTGTTGACCGTGCGAGCCGACGCGAGCGCCTTGCGCTCCGGCGCCTTGTCGGCCAGTTTCGCCGCCTCGCGGCAGATCCGCCGCGCCAGCGTCATGCGGTGCAGGTGCTCATCGCGGCCCCAGTGGTGCTCGCCCGCCGACATCCACCCCATGCCGGGGGTGTAGCGCACGACGTCCTGGCCGATGTCCGCAAACTCGAGCGCGAGAGAGTCGTCGGAGTTCTTGGGGCTGACGATCTCGGTGACCTCGCCCGTGGCCGCGTCGATCACGACGCTCGTCCTGTCCGGCGACATCTGCTCGGCGATCTCGGCTCGCTGCTCCTCGGTCAGCTCGACGACATCGAACGCCGCGCGCGTGTAGCCGAGCACGCGATCGAAGTCCTGATCCGTCCTTGCGCTGCAGCTGGCGTGCAAGCACCGGAAGTGCCCGGCGTCGAAGCCGCCGACACCGGCCGGGAAATACGTGGTCGACGTCTCGCCGCCGGTGCCGGGCGTGTGGCCGTCCTGCCAGGGACAATTGATGTTGACCTTGCCATCGTGCTCATAGCTCAGCACGTGCCCGTTCTCCGCGAGCCAGTCGACGCGAGGGTCGTCCATGTCGTCCGCCGTCCGCGCGCCGGTCGGCGCCATGCCGGCGCGCTCCTCGCCGGCGCCGCCGGGCAGGGCGAACGCATCGACAACGGCCCGCCAGATGACATCGACCTCGGCTAGCGACAGCTCGGGGATCTCAGCCGGCGTGCCAGCCGACCACTCGTAGCGCGCGCCGCTGGGGTGCGTGCCACAGACGATGAACTGCTGCAGCGATGAGAGCAGCTCGATGTTGCCGTGCTCCGTCTTGATGATGCGCTTGGGGAAGTCGGCTCCGCACCGGAACGCCAGCAGGCGCTTGCCGCTGTTCGGCCGCCCGCGGCGCGGCAGGTCGGCCGCGTAGCTGATCAGCGCCTCGACCTCGTCTGCAATGCCCTCGTCGGCGATGTCAATGTCGAAGCCCTTGACGACGCGTCCTCGCAGGCAGATCCCCAGGCGCGAGTCGGCGGCCCAGTGCTCGACCTCTTGCGCCGTGGTCGCGCGCTTCGTCCAGCCGGTCATGCCGACGACCTCGCCGGCCTGGTTGAACAGCGACGGCACCTTGCCGATGTCGCGGATCTTGCTCTGCTCCGACTTCTTGGCCGTCGGGTCTGAGACCACGGGCAGCAAATCTGCCGTCAGGCCGAGTGCCTGCCAGGCCGCCCAGTCCTCGAGCGTCGCGCCCCAGGCGCCTGCGTGACGTACATCGTGCGCAGCTTCTGCGGTATTGTTCATGCGTGCCTTCAAGATTGCAGCCGGCCGGGTGTCGCGACCCGAGCCGGCTGTCTGTTTTTCAGGGGTTGCGCTTCGCGCTTTCGATAGCGCTCTCGGCCGCGTTCATCGACTTCATGGACTGCAGCAGCGTCCCGCCGATGAGCGAGCCGACAACCATGCCGTGCATGGTTCCAGCGAGTGCAGCCGCTTCGAGCGCCATGCGCGCTTCGCGAATCCGTTCCTCGTCTTCAACCTGGCGCGAGGATGCAACGGGCGACGCTTTAGCACGTGCTAAAGGGCTGGAGACGGAACTTTTGATTGTGGCGGGTGCCGCTGCATTGACGATCGCTTCGAGGTCGTCGATGCTCATCACCTCGCGGGCGCCCGCCCACACTCGGACATGGCCGAACGATTCGCTGCGCCGCAGGGTAATTCCCTTGAGCAGCGCACGGCGCTGCAAGTCGGCGAACGCCTCGGCAGTGAATCGAGGCTCTTTAGCAAGTGCTAAAGGCTTGGGGAAATTCGAGGGCAGCTCATTCACAGCGCACCTCGCGCGACGTTGAGCTGGCTCTTGGTCTTGGCCAGCAGGAAGCTGGCGACCGCGGCGCGCGGGTAGAAGAAGCGCGAGCCGAGGCGGACATAGTCCGGCCCGGTGCCCCGCCGGCGCCACGAGTCGGCGGTGGATGGCTTCACGCCGGCCAGAAGCGCGAAGTCAGCGTCGGTGATGAAATCCATGCTGTGCGCGAGTTGACACACACGGAATTCGTCGTCGGTGAGGGTAGGAGTCGCCATAGCGGAGTGACCTTGAATCAGTCACCTCCGCTGGGCTCAACTTACCGAGGCTCACCCCGGTGAAGGTTTTCCGGGGAGTCCATCGTGCCTGCAGTTTCCGCTGCAGGTCGGCCCGACGGGTCGGGTCATGTGATGACTATAGCGACAGTGCCTATGCGTGCACAGTCTATGCATTCGACGCCACAGTCGCGTGCACGTCCGCTGCCTTGATGTCGGTGTATCGACGCAGCATGGCCCAGGTCTTGTGGCCGGTGAGCAGGGCGACGCGAGGGATGTCTAGGCCCATGCGGAAGAACGCCGCGGTGGCGCGGTGGCGCAGGTCATGGAAGTGCAGGTCGACGATCGGCGGCTTGAGTTCCTGGCAAGCGCGTGTGAACGCGACAGACACCGACTTTGCACGCGCTGCGAACACATGACCGACCTTCCGGTCGGTGATCAGCGGCTCGACGATGGCCCAGGCATCAGGCAAGAGCGGCACGGTCTGGTTGTTGCCCTGCTTGTTCTTCGGATCCTTGCGGTCGCGGATGATCACCGTGCGGGCCTCGCGGTCGATGTCATCGACCTGCAACTGACAGATCTCGTCCTGGCGCATACCGGTGGCCAGCGCGAAGCGACAGAGCGTTTCCATCTCGATCTTCTGGCGTGGCTTGGCCGCCCACAGCGCGTACAGCCGGGTCAGTTCGTCGTCTGTCGGCTCGCGACTGCGCTCGGCGCTGCGCGTGCGCAGCTTGCGATGCTCGAGGCTGGCGCGTGCGTCGAGCGCCAGGCGGTCATTGATGTCGAGATTGCGCGCGTGCCGCCCCCACTTGAGCACGGCCGAAAGGTAGGACAGATCCGCGGCGATCGTCACGCCGCCGGCGCCGTCGTTCACGCGCGTGTCGACGAAGTTGCGCAGCGTCACGGCATTGAGCGTCGACAGGCGCACAGCCCCCAGGCGCTGCTCAAGCATGGTCAGAGTGAACGTCTTTGTTCGGCCTTCCGGTTTGATGTCCTCTCTGTACTTCTTGATCAGGTCGCCGAGGGTCGAGCCCTTGGGCACCGGCGCGAAGCCGCCACCAGCCGCGTGGTACGCCTGGCCCTCGACCTCGGCCGCCCAGCGCTGCGCGTCTCGCTTGAGCGGGAACGTCGCGGCCCGGTAGATGCCGGCGCGCCTTACCTGTGCGCGCCACCGACCGCTGGGCAACTGGGAGAATGTGGCCAT